GGTTACATCTGTTTCAGCTGGTATGCCTTTATCAAAACCTTTATTGTCTTTTTGTTTATATTTAAAAACTAATTCTTTATAATCATCGCCACCTGGCTCAGTATATTGTCCATACCTTGTAGTTCCTTCTTGTATATTTCTCGCTCTTTGTAAGTCTCTTATCTCCGTTTCAAGAGCAAATTTTTCTAGCTCATCATGGCTCATATTATTTATAAACTGTAATTCATATCTTTTGCCAACTGGCTCTCCTCTAGTAACAGTTTTGACTATGTCGTTAAAACTTGGATCTTCAAATTGCCTTTTATTTATTGCAATATCTTGATCGTTTGTAATATCTCTAACTACATAGAAATCTACTGTATTTGGATCTGATCCTGGATATTGTTTTTTTATTGCATCTACATCTACAGCAAAAGTGTTAATATCATTAAATCCTCTTATCATTCTACCAGTTGGACTTTGAGAAAATAATGCGAAAGAAATTCTTTCATTTGTATATTTTCCATTTTCATCAAAGACTGATAAATAAACATTATCAAAGTTTGTTCTTTGATCTCCACCTGTAAGATTTTGACGACTGTTACTCCAATCTATTTTTCTTTGCTCTGCACTTTCAAGCATATCATTATACATCCCAAAATCTTTACCTGTTCTTGGAAATTGAACCTCTGAAACATTAATTTGATTAGCTTCTAAATATTCTTTTACTTCATCTTTCGTTACTGTTTTTTTGCTTTTTAAAAAATCATCAAGACCAGTCCATTTTAATTCTTGTTGCTTAACACCTGGAGTGTTTGCTATTTGACCTAGTATCTGCTGACCTGAACCTTTATTTGGAATATTCTTTGCCGTTTCTTTTAATACAGATTTAAAGACTGGAACTAATCCAGCTGTTTTTTCAAACCCGTATTCATTAACGGTTCCAGGAACCATTGATTGATCGTCAAAATTTAGATTTTTTTTTTCTTCGCTCTCAGTAACGTTTTCAGTATCAGTGGTCATTTCCTGGACAGCAGCTCCACTAGAAGCACCACCTCCAACAGCGATAGATCCTTGTTGACCTTGATCAGCTTTTAATTTTCTAGCTGTCATTACACCACTAAATATTTTTTCTAAAATAGTTCCAGCAAGAGCATATTCACCCACTTGAACTAATCGATCGTAAACTTCTTCAGCTGAACTATCAGGTGGTATATTCATACTCTCTTTAACAGTTCTCATCATCTTGCTATCTACCAAGAATGATTCTGTTTTATCGAAAGCTAAAGTTTCGCCAATAGCAGCTGAAATTGGAAAAGCATAACTAGTTGGAACACCAGCAGCTTTAAATTTTTTATAAATTGGAACTGTGTACATACCACCTTGAGGTAAGACACTAATTAGCTTATTAACTAATGTACTATCTTGTTCTAAATCACTTAATCTTTCTTTTTGGCTCATTAGCTTATCTTGAATGAACTCATAAGAACTATCAGGATTGATACCTATCAAATTAGTTATATTATTTAAAATAACACCCGCATTAGTTAAACCTTTTGTAATTCCAATTAAGCTATCTCTTGGAACATCTTTGGTAATAAAGTCAGTTACATCTTTTAAATATATTCTTTGATCAGCTTCAGATACTGGTTCAAATTTAATTTCACCAGCATTAGGATCTGGTTCTTTACCTTCTAAAATATCAGTATCGATATTGTTAGCTTTCGCTAATTTATAAGCATTAGAATTTTTTAGATCTTCAGTTTGCTTTTTTGGTAAATAAACATCTTCAACTATATTTAACATTAATTGGCACCTCTGTTATTTAAAATATCTTGAAAGATTGAACCTAGATTGTTGGATGCTTTCTCTTTTTTCTGAACAGCAAGCTCAATATTATTATCGAACACTCTTAATCTTGTATCGTAAACATCTTTCAATAAATCTAGTCTTGCAACATCCTCAATGAATTGATCTTTATTAATTTCTTTATTTCTTAATTTTTGAGCTAATTTATTTCCTTGATCATCAAAGAAACCATCAGGATTTTTCTGAATTGCAACCGCCATATCTGGTATATCTAAATTTAAAGGCTGTAAGTTTGGTGAATAAATATCTGGTATTTTTTCTTTTGTAATTGTTCCTAAAACTTTAAAGTAAGCTGCTTCAGGATCATCACCGTTTACTACATAATTTTTAAATCTAGCTACAGCGTCAGCAGTTTCCATTTTATCGTAAGGTGTTGGACCACCAGAGCCAAATAAAGTATCAGCTAATCCTCCAAGATCACCCATATTAATAACTAACTGTTTATAGAATTGTTTATATTTATCGGTTTTACTTGGATCTGTTTTAAGTTGATCAATCAGTTTATTTAAAACGGTAATATCTTTAATATTTGTATTCTTTAAAATATCAGCTGAACTATTTGCAATATTTTTAATATCGTCAAATTCGTTTACTTCTTCAGCGATTAAAATTTGATTATCAATAACATTGATTAATCGTTCATCAGAAATTTTTTCAGGATTTGAAATCAATTCTACTAAAGCATCGTATTGAGCTGAATTAATATCTCCTCTATCTAAACTATCGTGAATATTATCAATCGATGGCATACCTAAATTTAGATCACCTAAACCATCATTTATTCTATTTGCATACTCAGCAAATGTTATTGATTGATTGAATATTCTTTCATTAATTTGTTTATCGTTTTCTAAAACTTCTTGATTAACATCAGATATAAACTTGTCTTGAGCCATTTTTAAATACAGCTCACCTTTTTGTGGTCCAAAGTTTTTTAATATCTCATCTTGATTTAATAAAACTTCAAAAGGTCGTCTTTTAATATTTGATTTAACAATAATTTCTTTTTTAAGAAACTCGTACTCATCCTTTAATTTTTGTTTGCTCTCAGGATTATATCGACTGTCTAAACTAACCTGGTTAAAAAAATCTACAAAATCTTTTTCAGCTGTTAATCTTGTTCCATCACTTTCAGAAGTTCTTTCAATTAAGTTTCTATTTAAAAAAGTTAAATCATTTAATTGAGCTTTCTCAGCAGATCGAGCCATTACTGATTTATAAAGATCAGACTGATTTTTTAGTCTAGTTTTATTGATGTACGTATTAACTAATTTCTGAACATTTTTATTTTCTTTACTTACATCAATGTCGTAAACTTCATTTAATAATTTCTCAGCTGGCTCCAGCTCAGACATTTTAGATGCAGTATTAAAAGTAGCATCTATTTCTTTTTGTTTTGGACCAATGATTTCATAAAATCTATTTTCATTTTCTATAGCTTTTTGATCTTCTTTTATTTGATCAAAAACTCTTCCAGCTTGAGATATATCGCTACCTAATTTTAAAGCTAAATTAATTGGTATTGCTCCACTACTAATGTTTGGAGTTTGCGGTGTATTTACTCTTAGTTTAGACGGTGTAATTTTAAATGTAGCCATTATGCTTCCTTAGATTTTTTATAACCAGCAGCTGCTTTCGCTAGTTCACCAGTAGCAGCAACTTTGCCTTGTAATAGTGCAGCTTCGCCTTGACCTTCTAATAATAAAGACTGGTTTTCACTTGCGATACTATCAACGGATCTATTGTAATCTGCTATAGCTAGATCAGTTGCTTGTTCTACTTTCATTGCTTGAGCAGCATAAAACGTACTATCGCCTAATTTAAACTCAGCTCCTGATTTAAGTAAACTTACAAAAAATTCTGAATACTCTCTTTCTTGTTGTGCAAGCAATCTAGGTTTATCAATGTTCTCATAAGTTTTTTGTTTTATTCTCTCATTTTCTCTATTGATTGCTGCTTGAGTATCGTACAATTTTTTATTGTACTTACCTAACTGTATTGCACCAACTGCTGCTGCTATATTTCCAACCCAACTCATATTAATAAATAATTCCTAATTGATAATAATCCGTACCATCTGGTCCGTATTTTCTTTTTAATCCTTCGACTTCAAAACCACACCAGGTAGCAAATCTTAAACCTCTTTCAAAATTTGCTTTAACTGAAGTTTGTAATCTTTTGATTTTGTATTTCTTACAAGTTTGATCTTGTAATTGTTTAATTGTTTTCGCTGCTAATATTTTTATATCAAAAACATTTTTACCAGCTAACACCCACGCCTCAGCAACACCATCCCATAATTGAACAATGCCACAAGCAAACACTGGTTTACCATTTAAAAAATATGTAAATGCTTGTCCAGGTTTTGAATAATTACAAATTCGATTATCTTCAAAGCTTGCGTCTATTTCCATTAACTTATCGTTAAGACCTTCAGCTATAATTAAATCTGCATCTTCTTTTTTAAATAACTTAATATTCTTATCCATCGCTAGTAACTAAAGTTGGATAAATTGCTAGAATAGAGCAAGGCAGTGCTTGGTCTTGTTTTATAAAAATAAATCCATCAGAATTAAAATCATCGTTAAATTCAATTTCTTTATCTCCAGCAATAAATGTTGATACTGGAGTGTCCATTGGATCTGATGATGTTCTAAATGGTATTGCTTCTAAATTATCTAAGCTTGGTCCTACTTTAACACCTACGGTTTCAAATAGTCTTAAAACTACTTTTGAAATTCTTTTTGTTTTACCTTGAGAAGTTCCTTCGGCAGCTCCGCCTTCTATTCTCATCGTTTGCAGCACGCTGTCGTACGATAAACCAACTACTGCTTTTTCAGTTTGACGATCTAAAGTGATAGATCCACTCGATACAACTTTATTTGGATGTGTTGCACCATCCGCTAGGATAGAAACGGTTTGACCTTCTAAGTGATCTAATCCTGATAATGTTGTGGTAGCGGAGCCGCTATAAGTCAAATGACTATCTAAAAATCTAAAATCTGTTGGTGTAGTTTCGTCAAAATCAAATTGAGCAAAACATTCTACATATCTTTTAGTAGCACCATTAATTGTTCTTTTAACAATAACCCAAAGTTCATCTTCATTTAATTCACCTGATATACTAGCAACACTTTCAACAACAGCATTACCATCACCAAAAGAACCACCTAAAATATGTCTATGCCAGGCAATAACCTCTTCACCTCTTAAATAAGTTAAACCCGCTAAAACTCCATCATCACGAACACACCATAAAATACTATCTGGTGATTGCTGATAACTCATTTCATTAATACCAGTTTTAGTAACTACATCATTCAATATAGTAAGATCAGCGGCTTGGTACCCATCTACATCAAAATTGTAACTTAATTCTCTTATTTTTCTTTTAGCTCTTTGTAGAAATAAAGTTGCATTACCAGCTGGTATCGCATCTACATTTGCTGAACCATAAGAACTTTGTCTTTTAATTGTAATGTTAGTTGGTGTTACTGCTGCATCTGTACCATCAGCAGAAACTGTAAACTCACCACCTACTGTTCCAACAATTAAAGTTCTTTGAGTTTTTAAAAATCTTATTACGTTTACTTGGTTTGATGCGATTGTATAAACCATAGCATCATCTGCATTAGTTCCAGCGGTCATATTTTCATAATCGCCTGATTTAGAAAAATATAAAGTTTGTGGCTCTGATGAAGTTCCAGCAAAAACTAATCGTTGTTCAAAAAATGATACGCAACTTGGATGTCCAGTAGTATCTGAAAATGCACCAAGCTTCCAATCGGTATTAGCTGATGTTGTATCAAAATCATCTTTAACATCTGCAGTAACACTTGTTGCTGAACCAAACGCTGTAATCTTTGCATAACCATTTGAAAAATTAATTAATCTTCCAACATCAGTTGATACAAATGTATTTGCGCTAGCAGTTATAGTAATTCCGTTTCCAGTAGTAGCTGACGGTGACATCGTTGTTGATGTTGTGTTTACAGCTAAATATGGTCCATCAGTAAATTCGACTTCATCTAAAGACCAGGAAGTATGTCCAGTTCTACTCAGCTTACTAGTTTCGTGATTTGGATGTACCAAATACATAACGTCAGCAGACTGTGCAAATTTAATATCAAATAATTCTGCTTCTAAATAAGGTGAGCTAATTTCATAAGCTGATCCACCTGAGAGGATCTGACCTTTATCTTTATAAAAACGAATATATTGATTACCAAATTCTAAAATATAAGTTTGCGTTGTAGAAAACTCAAAAGGAATTAATCTTGTTTTCTTAGTGCTATCTTTTATTTCAGATATAAATTGTGTTCCAACACGTCTAGTTGCTGCACCTTGAGGATGAATTAAAAAATTTTCTAAAGTTTTACAACTTGTTTGGTATTTAGCAAAATCAGTTCTACCGTCTAATTTAGCAGAAAATTCACCACTTACAAAAGAGGTTAAAGCAAGAGTTGTTCTAGGCATAAAATTTGAAAAGTTATTTTAAAAATTTATTGTTGAGTTGGTCTTTAGGTCAAACTTTGGAGGTTAAACGAACTTAAAGATCATTAACGAAAACACTAGTAACAGCAATAAATGGCGATTGAGTTTGACGGCTCGGTCGCCATTTTTTTTACAGTCGAGCATCCGTAAATTCATTAGCCTCAATCGTATCAACTGAGTTCTCTGTAGCATCAATAAATCTAGCTTCTCTTAATCGCTCATCAGCTCTAGCCATATAATTATTAGCTAACGTTGCATTGTTAGTAATTGCATAAGCAAGATCTGCAGCAAGTTGATGTGAGATAGCTTCAGCTAAATAAGTATCGTAATTATTTGGATCCGTATCTACAGCTACATAAACTAAATAAATTGTTCCTTCATTAGTTTTAATTTTTCTACCTTCAACTTTATATTCAAGATCCGATTGAATACTGTCTGTTGTTCCATTGTGTATCTTTAAAACTCTTAAACAATCTGACGGTAAGGTATATTGATAACTAAATTCTATTACTGGAGCTGCACTGTCTTGAGCTAATTGAACTCTTTTAATTAAACAGTTCCAAGGATGTGATCTAAAAATTCTATTTCTTACTGGCTCGTATCTTTGATTACATAGACGAGCGTTTTTAGTATCATCTGTTAATGCACTGATGGTGCTGGCTCCCAACAAATTTAATGCTGAGTTACACAAATCTACAACTGATGCCATTTATATTTTCTCCACTTTAATTTCTTTGCAATGAAATCTTATTGCTAATTTTAAATCGTTAATTTCGTCTTTATTTAATTTTGATAAGGATTGTCTTGATAAAGAATATCCTTCTAAAATACATTCACTGTAAGTATTAAATTCTGCTTTTTGTACTTGTCCAAGTAAACATTCTGGTTGTGGTCCATTGAAGGAACACAAATATAATATGATTATATATTTCATTAAAATTTGTTAGCCTGGCGATTGCTTTAACCGCCAAGCTAAATATGATGATTAATTACTCAACTGTGTACATCACTGCAACTTTGATAGTTCCAGTAGCAGTACCACCGCCTGTAGTAATTAAAATATCAGTTTCTGCAGTAGTTTCGTAAGCGAAACCATCGATAGCGCCGTCCTCTGACATTACAACTTTACCAGCTGTAGCAGCTGCTGTTGCTGTAATTAATCTGTCAGCGTCGTCACCATCACCTACCGCAAGAGTTACACCTGATCCTAAAGCGTCGTGATGTATTACTACATCAAAAATTTTAGCACCTTTTGGTAATCTCGCGACTGATATGTCCGAGCCTGAAGCTAAAGAAGAAGCCTCATAGCTGTCGTATTGTACTCTTATTTTACCAGTCCACGCGCTGCTTTCAGTTTTAATAACTGGATCAGCTGTAGCATTAGTAAAATTTGAACCTTTAACACTTGCCATAATTATATCCTCCTATTACGCTTCGTGAGCTTCGATCGTTACGACCTTCGACTCTTCCATTCGAGTGGCTCCAGCTGACATACAAACATAAACTTGAGTTGCGTAACCTTTGTCACTTCTCTCGTCTATTCTTGTCATCAGATCTTGACCAACTGCTAATTTAACTCCGTCCATAGCGTAAACTAGGCAAAGTCTTTTAGAAGATGCGATTGATAGTCTGTTCGAAACTATAAAGTTAAATCCTAAGAACGAATTAACTTCACCGTTCGCTAGTGCTTTAACACTGTTGAAGTCAGATGAAGTTACTTGAGTTGTTCCTAACAAATCAGAAATTTGTTTTGGACCAACAACAATGTATCTTGGGATCGATGGATCAACGTTACCGCTATCTAAGATTTCTTTAGCGTTTCTTAGTTTGTCGATTGTTAAACCACCTGTTGATGCTTCAGTTATCTTTTGCGCTGATGGTAAAGCAACAGATGTGCTGCCTGTCTCACCAGTAAATGCAGTACCTGAAATAGCGCTGATGATTTCATCATCTAATGCGCGTCCTAAGGAATATGCTGCACTTAATGCATAACTAGAAGTTGGATCGATAAGAGTTCTAATCTTATCTTGATTATCGATAAGATCCGCGAACTCATAATCACTCATAGTAACTCTTCTACGATCGTGTGGCACCGAAATTTGAGGCGTATCAGAATGTCTAGTTGTTCTTTTCACAGCTGTTACAGCTCCTACTTGATCAAAAAAACCTGACTTACCTACTAAAGTATCAGTATCAACACTATTTCTTAAAAGAGAGCCTTTTTGCTGGCTAAGCATTTGTACGTTGTTCGAATATTGTTGTACGAACGCCGTGTCTATTTGGGTTGACATTTTACTGTCCTCCTTATGTTGATTATTAGTTGTTTAAATTATCGATTTGATTTTCCTCAGGATGAGGATCTCGTCTTTGCATTTATAGTCTGCAATTTGACTTTACTCGAAGCGGTCTTTACAGGTTGTCGCTTAGAATTTTGTTTTACCCAATCAAAGTATTTATCTGCTACTGGTAATGGATCTCTACGATCATTCTCAGGTGCAAACTCAGTAGCTAATCTTAAACATTCAAGTCTAATTTCAGCGTCAGTAATTTCACCGTTAGGTTCAAATTTATCTGACATTATTACCTTTTAATTGGTAAAGTCTTTGTACTTCCTCCACAGCTTTTTTGTGGTTGATGTGAGTTTTATTCCAGTACGCTGATCCAGGTTGAGTTAATGATGAAATCTCATCGTTAATCTCTTTAATAGTCATCGCTGAAGCAACATCACCTTGAACTAAATTATCTTCACTTAGTTTTTCAGCAAGTGTAGCAAAAGCTTTAACTACCTGAGGATTATCACCTAACCTAGAACCATCTTGTAATACTGTATCTCTTAAAAACTCAGCACCTAAAGTATTGGTTGCTAAATTTTTTGCAGCATTAACTTTATTGTCATAAGCTGGTCCATACTCTTTACGTAAAACAGTTTCAGCTTCTAGCCTTGCTGTTTCTTGTTGCATACTTGCGGATTGCTCTGATTGTTGAGCTAATCCATTATAGTAATCAATTATGCCTTGAGCTTGTTTAGGAAGTAATCCTAATTTGTGAGCTTGATCAGAAAATGCTTTTAAAGTTGCATCATCTAATTTGTTTTGCTCAGGAAGTTGGTATTGATATTCATCAGGCGAATTTGGTCTGCCTAATCTTTTATATACTTCATTCCAATCATCATCCGTTGCCATTTTATTTGGCACTGGAATTTTATCTGCACCTACTAATTTTTGTGAGTGCAAATAAGATTTTACAAAATCATTCATATTCTGAAAGTTTTGCAGAGATCTTTCTTCTCTATATTCCTCAGGAATAAGTGTTTGAAAATCTACACTTGTTGTTTCTTGAGGTTGCGATTGATCTGATACGGCAGCGTCTTGCTGGGTATCAGATTGCATTATTGCAGTTGTCTGATCCATAGTTACTCCTTCTTATTGATCATCGCTTTTATGAATAAGAGAACGGATCTCTGTCCTTCAAAAAAAGCAGTTTCGTTTGTGTTGTCTTTAGAGAACGTCGTTACGTTATAAAAACATCGTTTTTCCAAATCTGACATGACAGCTTTGCCTTCGTCAGATCCAAAGACTATTTTGTAATGTTTAATTAAGTCTTTTAATTTATTGTTGTTGTTTTCCATTTAGTGCTTGCACTAGTGGAGCAGCATTTTTAGCTTGTTCAGATTGCATCATTTCCTGTTGCATCTGCATTTGAGCTGCTTGTTCTTGTTGACGGACAGCTCTAAGTTCTTCGACTTCTTTGTCAGATTTAATAATTTTTGCTGGTAAACCTAATACGTTTATAATCTTTTTAACTAAACCGTTTTCATCTAGGTAATCTGTAACTGGAGCTATTTGAGAAATAGAACCAAATAATTCTAATCCTCTCATAATGCTTTCTAGTTCAGCACCTTTTTGAGCAATAGCTACTGGAGATACATATTCAATATCGATCTCTTGATTTTCTAAAATTTCTGGTGCTTCAACAAATAGTTTGTTTCTTAACATAATGTTAAACACTCTAATAATTAATGGCTGCAATAATTCTTGTTGTAGTCTGCCTATTACTGGTCCAAGGATTTTCATTTTCTCTTGGTTACGTTGCATTACCTCTGTTGCTGTCATTGTTCTATTTTCTTGAATTAACAGCTGATCAACATGGAACGCTCTTGATATTGCATTACGTCTTTGATCTTCCATATTTAGACCAAGTGGATTGTTAGCACCTATGTTTAAAGGTTGGATTGTATCTCTCGAACCTGATCTAAAATAATTGATTGATCCTGGAGACGTTCTAATCGGTAAGATAACCGCATCATCCGCAACCAGTAAAGGCGGATCTACTTGCTTCTGCGCAGCCTTTAGTGAAACCTCCACCATTTTATTTAAGACTTTAACGTCAGGTAAAGAGTTCATGCCAGGCGATCTGCCGTAGATTTCGTTCGATGCTTTTAAGTATCTTGGAACGACGTATGGAAATTCTCTAAACCCACCAATGGAGATTATATGTCCGCCTTCATATTCCATATAAATAGATTGAAACGGCATATTCTGTTTATCCAATTTTCTTGGATTAAATATATTTCTAGGTTTAACAACGTGAACTATCTCAACATCATCAAACGGTGTTTTTTGAAACTTAGTTAGAATATCTCTACTAACATTTTCTTTACCAAATCTTTCTAAAGCAGCTTTGGCAGTTAGTTTAAATTTTCTATAAATTGTATCTACAAAACCTTTTTGATTTTCAGTGATGTAAATTTCTTTTATGTGTCTTGCAGAAAAATTTATTATATCGTCTTTATCTTCTTCTATAAATAAACACGAAGTACCAAAAGCTATAAGGTCATGGTAATTTTCGAATATCTCGGTTTGAAAGTTAGATCTTTGAAACGCGATGTACATTTTATCTGTAGCATCTTCTAACCACTCTCTAGCTTCATCACTGTCATTTAATACAGCTTCTTTAAATCTTAATTGAAACCATCTATTAGCATTAGAGGTCAACATTCCATGTAAGGAACTAGCTAATAATTCTAAACTATGGACTGCAGTACCATCAAATATTTGAACGTTTCTTTTATCACCTCTCGTTCTTTCAACGTTAATATCTGACTTTCTTGGGAGCATATAATTAGCAACCTCTTGCCAATGACTTTCCCAAGTTTGTCTTTTAGATTGTAGCTTAGATAAATTGTCTTTTAATTCTTTTGATAAATCTCTGTATTCTTGATTTTGCATATTAGCCTAGTAAAGTTTTTTTAGATAAAGTGAGATCTTCCTCAGGAACGTTTAAGATTGTAGCTCTTCGACCTCTTCTATTAATTCTTAATAATCTTTGTTTTTCGCTATCTTCCTGAGCCATTTCAATATTTGTTGGTCCAGCTGGAGCTGAAGCTACTGCACTCGCTTGAGCATCAGATGCCATAGATCCTGATTGATTAGCTAGTTGAATACCTTGGTTATCATTACCTCCACCACCAACATTGCCTGGTTGCTCTGAATAACCGTAACCGTCTAATTGATTTTTAAAACCTTTAGATAAAACAAAGTCTCTACTAAACTTAGAAGTATCTAAACCTTTATCTTTAGCAAACTTCATTCGTCTATCGTAATTGGTATCTTGAACAAACTTTGAGCCTGAAACTTTTTTAGCTACTCTGCCAGCTAAACTATTTTCAGCAATTTTTTGAATAATACCTTTACGACTTTCTCTGTTTGCTCTGTTAGTATCAGCTATGTTTTGATTAACAGATTTTGTTTGTCTTGAGGAATATGTTTGTCCACCACTGTAAACTGCTTCATTACCTGAAACATCATTATCTGAACCACCGCTAGATCTACCACCAAATCCACCCATATTAACCTCCTAATAAAGTTTTTTTATCAATGTCCTCATCTTCAATATCATTCAGACCTTGACCACCAGTAAGAATAGTTTTTCTTCTACCTACTCTTTTTCTTTCTGCTTCTAATAATTTTCTTCTCT